CTGATAGCAAGGCTTGAATGATAGTACCACGCTCTTCTCTTCTTGCCAAGAGTAGATAGTGATACAAAACATTTTTGAGATGTTCTCTAAATTGATTAGCTTGTTGTCTAATGTGTGCAGGAGCATCATCTGATATGCTTACTATCTTATCTACGGCTAAATCTGCAATTTGTTCATTTGATAATCCTCCTTGGTTTGAAGTCATAACATTAACTTTTCCAGCTTGTGACACACCTACATTAAACATTTATTTCTCCTCATAACTAATACCAGCTATATCGTCTCTACCAATTAAATTAGGTTTTGAATCCAATGGTTCTGGTGGTTCTAATTTTGATTTCTTTGTTATTAACATACTACCTTGTGTTGTTGTAGAAACTAGTGGGTCATCAAGTCTATGATAACCATAGAGTTTTTGATCATCTGGCACATTCATGTCAAGCAAAGATGAGCTATTTGCTATATGAATTTTAATTTTTTTTGAGATTGCTATCGCTAACCAAAATTCACAACAAGCTCTGCCTGCCTCTGCAAATGCAACATCTTTATGTGTGAAATCTATTCCATATAAATGCATATCAGAAACTTCTTGTGCAATAGCATAACCTAAAGAGTATGATACTGTATTATTAAAATAAGCATAACCAGTTTTTTGTATAACTTCTTGTAAAGGAAATTCAACAACATCTGGACATCTTTTGTCTAAACAACAAGAGAAAATAGGTATATTTTTCTTTTCTCTTAATCTATCTTGCATTATGTCTGTTTGTTTGCCTGCATTTGGCGTATCAAGAAATCTTGAAGGTGGGTCCATCATAAAACACTTATCGTGATATATAACTCCAGACATAGAGTTTATAGTCCACACCTCATCAAATTTTTCGCTTCTTATTTTAGCAAGAATATATTCATTGAAACTATTGCCAAGAGCGACAATAGCAACACTTTTATTTTTCATCTCTCTACCTTTATTGTTTTGGAACTCTGACCAAACCCTCCCTAAAAGAATCTGTGTTTTCTTGTCCTTCACCATATATTTTAAGTCTGCTGATAGCTTCTGTAAATCTTGCTGTGTAAAGTTGTATTAAATCTGACTCACCTTTCATAAAAGTGTAAGCCTCAACTAAACTTGCATAAAGTAAAGCATCAGGAGCATTGGTGCTTATCCAAGTTGTACCAGAATCATCAGTTGTCAATGATGCAGGTCTATAATAATAATGTAATTCAACTGAATAACTAGAGTCTGGAGTTGGTGCAATTATGAATGTATCAACATCGAATGAAGAATAAAATCTCGGACTCCCTGTTGTGCTTGGATTAGGATTAAATTGTTGTATATAATTAACATCTTTTTGTAATAAAAAAACATTTTCACTGCTTGAATTTACATAAGATAAAGAGAAGGTAGATAAATAATCAGATGGTTTTTCTAAAAATTTATTTCCACTAGTCATACCTCCAGTAACATTTTTTCTAAAATAATCTAAATCAACTACTTTAAATATTCTTTCTTCTGCATTTTTAATAAAAAAAGGTATTTCTGCTACAAATGTAGCTTCATCATTTTGTGTCCATTCTTGAATAGACGCTGTTAATGTTGTTAAAGTAAAACTCATGTCGTACTCACTGTTACTGTTCCTATTGAAGCTGTTGCACTAAAGCTCGTTAATAAAGATCCTATATTTCCTAATCCAGTATTAGTATAAACAATAAATTCTTTATTATCATCTTTCACATCTGGTCTTGCGTTTCTTAACGCTTGTGGATCAGTTGAAACTCTTGGTGGTGTTAGTTGAGGATGTTTTTCTTCGTATTCATCTTTACCAACTAAAGAACCATTCCATTCTTTACGCATGTCTTTTAATCTATATCTAAATCCAGAACGATCTGATAGTCCAAAAGCGTGTTTACCAGATGCAAAAGCTCCCATTATCCTACCTTATAATAATTAAGTTGTGGCGTTACAGTAAATGAAGATCTGTCTCTATCTTCACCCATAGCTCTTTCAAATTCTTCTTCATATACAGTCTTTAACAACTGTATTCTATCTGGAGCTTTTTTCATAGATATATAATATGCTAATCCAGCAGTCAAACAAGGATAAAATCTAAATGGTATCTCCATAGTATTAACTTGTGTGTCTGCATCTTGTATTCTTGTAAGTGCATCATATACAATAATATCTGTGCTGTTTTCTGGTGTGGGCCAAATCTTTAAATTAGGTGTTATTTGTCTATCAAGAAAAAATTGAGTTGTTCTACCAGTAGTTGCTTTATTTGGTATCGCTAAATAAGTATCTCTGCTTATACGAGTCATACTAAAGTCTGTATCACTTCTTCTTACGACTGCTGAGAGTATATCTATAACGTCTGTTCCTAAAGAATATTCTCTATCACTAGCAGTTAAAGTTTGTGTTCTTTGTTCTATAGTCCATTGATTCAAACCTCTATTAGCCCATTCCGCTAACATAATATTCATGGATCTTCTAGCAGTTTGTAGATCATAACCAGTGCGAGCTTCTAATCCACATCTTTCAAATGCTTCTTCAATATATTCAGCTACGTCAAGTTCAAAATTTGTGGAGCTAGATGTTGTCATTTCTTTTTTCTCCTAAGAGCTTTTACTCTTCTTGGTTTACCTGCTGGTTGTCCTATTCTATTCTTTTGACTTATTCTACTTCTTTTTTCAGCCGCTGTCATCTCTGATCTAGTTTTAGGTGTTTTAGAACTAACTCGTTTACTAGGTCTACAATAAGGAGTGCCTCTCTTCTCGCCTTTTTTACGACCACATGGTTTACCTGTTTTAACGTCTTTCCAATCTTCTTTAAACCACCGTTTAAGGGCTAATCCAGATTTTGTTTTTCTTACAGCCATTATCTATACTTTGTAACTTTACGTCTATTACTCATAACGATACCACAACCACGAGCTATGTTTTTATTTTTAGCAGGTCTTTTACGCTTTTGTTTAGTAACATTACCACCATTTTTTAACTCTACAACACCGCCTTCAGCTTTTTTTTTTGTCTTGTTTCCGTAATTTGCTGCACCTACCTTACGGCATTTTGCGATAGCTCCTGAAGCATACGCACTTGGGAAAACTCTGTAGCGAGCTTTAACTTTTCTGTAACAAGCGTCTTTTGGCATTTTTTTTCACCTTTACAATTTTTTTATTTTTATTTTTTTTCCCAAAAGGTTTGGATATTTGTTTACTCATTTGAGATCTACCCATAACCATTATAATAACTGCTCCAACCCAGATGCTACAATAATTAAACTAACAATCATCCATAATCTATTATCTAATTTTTTTAAATGATCTTGTATTTCAGCATATCTTTTGTCACAAGATTCTTCATGTTTTTCCAATAATTTTAAAACTTCTGTCGCTTTCATTAACACTTCCATCTTCTTCTTGCTTGTCTAATTCTTGAATTAGGATCATTTCTTGTTTTAGCTGATGCCCTTTTAAGCTGTCCTAATGATCTTGCACAATAAGATTTACGTCTTTTAGCAGCCTTGCTACCAGGTTTAACTTTACCAGTAACAGCAGTTTTAAGTTTACTACCAGGATTTTCTCTTCTATATCGAGCAACACCTGCCTTAGTCATTCCCGCACCACTTTTAGTGGAGCGGAAATACTTTTTAGTCTTAGGTGGTTGTTTGTCTTGTTTTCTAGCCATTAGGACAAAAACAAAGTAAGTTTGTTACCACTGCCAGTAAAAGCATGTATGTATGCTCCACTTTCAGCCAACACTCCTGCATCTGGAATGTTCAAAGTATGTAACCCAGTTGGAAAACTCTGAACCAATATATCTGATCCACCTGAACCATTTTTAATGGTTAATGCACCAGCAGAATTACCAAAAATTACTATTTGTCTTATCCTTGATCTTGCAGGACCTACAACCGCTGCGGCATCACCTTGATCGTGATTAAATGCTTTTACATCAGACCTAATCGCCATAAATGCCTCCTATTAAGCTGCGTAACCCATTAATTCTATAAATAATTTACCAGCAGTGTAATCTGCATCTGTAGCAGCACCAGTTGTTAAATATAAAAAAGAATCTGCGGCAGGAACAGCAGTAAAGTAAACCTTACTTCCAAGTGTTGCATCACCAGCATCAACCAATGATGTTTCAGTCAAATCACCGATAGCACCATCTTCTACTCCAGTTCCTTCTGTTGCAGAATGCACATTAATATCAGGATCACCACCAGCAGGTGCTTCAAAACATTCCATGCTACCAGTAAGTATAGTACCGTTTCTAGCAGCGGTTATTTGACCTATGTGACAAACTAAAGAAGTGCCATTAACACCAATAATATCACCAGAACCAGTTGATCTTAAACCAGTTAAGTCTATTAATATTCTTGTTGTAATAATTCCACCAACTCTTTGAACTGCGGTTCTATATATAGTTCCAGTACCAGTTGTAATACCTGTTCCTGCTTCTACTGCCATTGTATTGGCATTCATAGATGCAAATCCAGCAGATGAAATTGACATTTGAGTTGTTTCTACTCCTGTGCTTGCAGCAGTAGCTATGGATGAGTATCCACCTTCAGAACGTAGAGTTCCCTTAAAAGTTGTATTAGCCATGTAAATCTCCTTGTCGTGGCATTTGTCGAAGTTAATTCTTCGTCAAGGTAATTTAAGTATACATAAAAAAAAGGTGACTCGCAAGCCACCCTTTTAATAATCGAACAATTGTTCGTTAAGCTGCGCCTGGTGATCCAAACACACAACGAGGATCAGAGAATCCAAAAGCA